CAGCTCAAGCAAGGGCAGGATCAAGGCGCACTGTTCCAAGCGTTGCCAAGACCTACCCAGCCTGCGGTGGGGTTGACCGGTTTACCGTTGACACCGGCACCCGATGAGGCTGCATTACGCCCGTCCGAGGTGGATGAAGGCAGGCCCGTAACTACCGCCGCTGCGAGAAAAGCAGGGGTGGCCCTCACGCCCAAGGAACTTGAAGCAGCCGGACAAGCCGACCTCATGCTGGAGGCCACGTTCGAGTACGCCGATCTGGTCAAGATGCGCGAGCAGCTCAAGGCTGCAGAGCAGACACCAGAAATCCAGCAACGCATCAAGTATCTGGACGGCCAGATCAAAGACTACACCCTTGCAGGTGTGGATGAGGCATACCGCCAGCGCGTTGAGCGTGAGGCAACCGAAGGTGCGGCGGCTGAGCAGCAAGCACGTGAAGCTGCGTTGGCTGAGCAGTCTGCGTTTTCGCAGCAGCCCGATGGGCAACCAGTTCCTGAGCCAACTGTCCGGGCCAAACCCACCCCAGAGACCGTGCCGACTTTGATGTCTCCTGACGTGCTGGGCGCGTTGGGTATTGGGCATTCGGCCATTCTGCGCAAACCGGACCATCCCATCCACGGGCTGGACATTGCAAAGCCAGAAGACGCTGCCGAAGTCAAGAAGATGCTCACGGTGTACAAGGAAGGAAAGAGTGCGCCGATCGTACAAAAAGTGGACGCGTACCTCGCCCGTCCCGAGTTTCAAGGAGTCCCCGATGTATCAACCACGCCAACCCCGCAACCTGCGCCTGCGGTCAGCGATAAGCCCCGAGGACGTAAGCGAAGCGTGGCGTTACCTGTACAACCTGCCGCAACCGAACTTCCTGAACCCGGACCCGGAGCTGCCCCCGCCGCCGAAGCACCTGCAACATCTGACGGACTCGGATTGGTTCCTACTGGACCAGATGCTGGCGAGGGAGATGCACGAGTCAGCGATGCACAGCCTGCAGTAAGCCTTACCCAGTTGCAAGATCGCGCCCGAGCTCTCACAGAGCAAGGACTCGCCATGCTGGATAAGCGGGGCCGCATACCCCGTGAAGGCACCAAGAAGCGTGCAGAGTACGACGCCATCATTGAGCAAGAACGCGCAGCGAAGGATGCGGTTATCGAAGCCGATCGCGCAGCGCAGAAGTCAGCTCCAGAAACAGCCCCAAAAACAGAGCCCAAGAAAGCCAAGAAGCCTGCGGGCCTCTTCGACGCATTGGTGCAACCGGATGAAACCCTCGACCCTGAAGTCGAGGCCATGGCCGAAGAGGTGGTGGCCAAGGAAGCACCCGCCGCTGCCAAACCAAAATCGCCTTTTGATATTTCTGGCCCTTCCACCTTTGGTGCGGAACTGCAAGCGGAAGTTGATGCAGAGAAGAAGCGCCGCCGATCCGTCGGCACAGCCGAAGGTCAGACCCTGTCTTCCATGCAGGCTGAAGTGGCCAGCATGCCGGGCGTGTTGGGTGCGGCGTTGCGCCGCATGCTCAAGTCTGGCAAGGTCAAGCTCGAAGCGGCGTCACCAGATGGCCGCAAGATCGGTGGCCTCTACGACGGCAAGACTGTCACCCTGTACGCCAACGGCATCCCTGAAGGCAAAATCCTTGCGGTAGCCTTGCACGAGGTCGGGGCCCACTTGGGTCTGAAGAATTTGGTCGGTGCCAAGGCGTACGACGCCATCATCACCCGCTTGCAAAACGCAATCGAAAAAGCCGATGGGTCGGTGGAATCCAAGATGGCGCAGGCCGCATACAAGCGCATCCCAATCCGGGATATGAAGCGTGGCCCAGAAGTATTTGGTGATGAATTGCTGGCCTACTTCGTTGAAGAGATGGCCATGTCCGAGGCTGCAGGCACCCTGCCTAAAGTCGGCGCTTTGCGCAACATGTGGAACCGGGTCAAGACTGGCGTCATCACTGCACTGAACCGAGTCTTCGGCACCTCGTTGGGCATCAGCAGCCTGACAGCCGAACAGATTCAGATGATCGCCAAGGCTGCGTTCACCAAAGAATCCTACACCGCTGCGACAGGTGAAGCTTCCGCAGAGAAATCGCGCAACTCCATCCCCGCTGCAGCGGAACTCGACCTTGCATCCCGTGCGGCCATCAAGGCCCTGCAGGACAAACTGCCTGTGGGTGAGCGTGGACCCGATGGGGTAATTGGCGAAGCCATACAAGGCATGCAGAAGGCTCGGGAGAACTCCGGCATTCTCACCACGTTCCGCCAAGCCGTTGCTGACAAGTTTGCATCGGTGGAGTCCAAGGTATCCCAGATGTTCTCCAAGGGCGTGCGGGATTCGTTTGGCAACATGAACCCTATGGTGCTGGCACGTCAGGCTGAAGACAACGCCAAGATCATCATGGACTTCTTCCGCGCTGGCGGCATCCGTGTGAACAAAGAAGGTCTGGTCGAGACGTTTGACCAAGACAAGTCGATGGTGTCGGCGCTCAACAAAGTCAAGGCGTTTGCAGATGCGAACAACATGACCTACGAGGAAGCCAAAGCGGAAATCTCCACCGTACTGGAAGGCCACCGTGTGCACGGGTTGCGCCAATACAACAAAGAGCTGGAGCAGTCGGCCATCATCCTCGCTGGCAAGGGCAAGACCAAGGAAGCTGCGGAGGATCGTGCACGCAAGATCAAGCTGTACATGACCGATGCCGAGATTGATCAGATGGAGTCCATCTATCAAAAATCCAAAGGCATACAGGACATTCAAGCGGACCTCAATGCGACGCGCACGCAAGCAATCGACCTGATGGTCAGCACCGGACGCATCACCGAAGAGCAGGGGCAGTTCTGGAAATCCAACGAAGATTACGTGCCGTTTGATCGGGTGTTTGAAGACGCCCCTTCGACGCCAAAGTTTGTTCGCGGTAAGGGACTGGCAGTCCTCGACTCATACCCCGGCCTGAAAGGCTCGCTGGGTCGCCCTGTTCGCAACGTGCTCGATGCGTACGCCAACCGCCTGAGCGGTATGGTCGAAGACACCATGCGCAACAACGCCAGCGTGAAGCTGCTGGAGACCATGGAGCTTGGCGGTTTCGCACGGGAGATTGATAAACCCGACGCTGCGCAAAACCCGAATCTCGTTGTCCCCCGTTTGTTCCGTGACGGCAAGCCCGTGTATTTTGAGGTGCAGAACGAGTACGACATGCTGGCGTTTATGCAAGCGCCGGAGATCATGAACGGCCTGACAAAAGCCCTCGGCGCTACGGCCCGTGTGCTGCGCCTGTCGATCACTGCAATGCCTCCGTTTGCCATTAAGCAGGTGGTGGATGACGCGCAGCGTGCAGCGTTTTACTCTGGCGTGGAGCGACCCTTGGTTGTTGCCATGAAGACTTTGTACAACTTCCCCAAGGTGTTCTTTGGTGAGTTGACAGGGCGCAAATCCGTGGCGGTCAAACGCATGGAAGAGCTGGGCATCATCGGGGACTACGACTTCAACATCTACGAGCCCGTGGCTGACATCGAAAAAGAAATCGGTGCCACAAAACGCGGTGTAGCCGGGAAGATGTTCCACCGTCTTGAGCAGTTCACCAAGGCTTCGGACCTTGCAGCTCGTTTGGCGGTGTACGAAGAGACCATGCGGGAAACCAAAGGTGATGAACTGCTGGCACAGACTCGCGCCCGCGAGTTGATTAACTTCACCCGCCGTGGCTCAAGCCCTACCATGCGAACCGCCGCACGAGTGATCCCGTTCTTCAACGCGTACGCGCAGGGTATGGACGTGCTGTACCGCTCCGCCACAGGTCTCGACGGGTCTTCTTCAGGCGAGCGCACCGCAGCCCGCAGGTTGTTTCTGAGCCGCGTGGCCATCATGACTGCGTTTGGGTTTGCATACGCGCTGGCGATGAGCGACGACGAGGACTACGAAAACGCCACCGATGAAGTGCGCGACAACAACTGGCTTTTGCCCGGTGGATACAAAATCCCTGTGCCAAAGGAATTGGCGTTCGTCTTCAAGTCCATCCCCGAGCGGATCGTCCAGTATTGGAACCGCTACGGCACTGCGGAAGAGCAAGCGATCACGGCTGCATTGGGCAGCACGGTCAAAGCGGCGTTCTCTGCATACTCGTCCCCAACCGCAGTGCCGTCGTTGATCCGCCCGATACTGGAGAACATGACCAACTACTCCTTCTTCCTGCAGCGGGAGCTGGAGTCTGCCTCCATGCAGCGGCGCGAGCCCGGATTCAGGTATACGTCCACCACATCAGAGCTGGCAAAAGCTTTGGGTGAGACTACCAACATATCCCCCATCAAGATCGACAACTTCTTGCGTGGCACGTTCGGTATGGCCGGGTCAACCACCTTGCTGATGACTGACGCTTTGCTGAACCCAAGCCGCCCAGACCGTCCGTTGTACCAGATGCCGTTCACCAGCATCTTCTTGTATGACACTGTTGGGGGTCGCAGCAAGGTGGAGTTCTATGATCTGCGGGAAAAGGTTGTACAAGCTGATTCCACATTCAAGGACTTGCTCAAAACCGATCCGGCCAAGGCCGAGAAGTTCTTGGAAGCCAACGAAGCGCTTATCAGCGCCGCTCCGATAATCAACAACACCTTGCGTGACCTGAGTCAGATGCGTGCTCTACGGACCATGGTTGAACAGGGCACTGAGGAGATGCTCGGCATGACCAGCGCCGAGCGCCGGGAGTTGATTGATGAGATACGCGAGTCTGAAAACGAGCTGGTCAGCTACACCCGCGAACTTGAGAAAGCGCTGCGGAAATAAAAGAACCCCCGGTGTTTAGCCGGGGGTTAACGGTTTCATCATGGGCAACTGCAGAGTTGCCCGTAAATGGTATCACGCCACCCGCCATACGCGAACTCCCCAGTACAGGTTTTCCACACGATCCCGCATCTTGATTTCAAACCCACGGGCTTGGGCATGTTTTTCCAGTTGCCTTCGGATTGACGCCGTGTCGATGCACGGGAGGAAGAAGGAGGAGCCCACAATGAACTTCCCCCACTCGATCTCGACCTGAACACCCTCCGTTTCAATCGTCTTGAGTATCACTTGCGGCCATCACTGCGTCGCTGTCAAACACGTTGTGCATGGTGTCATCGATCATCAGCACGTTGAGCGGTGGGGATGCAACCATTGTGCCTTTCCCCATACGTTTCTTCGTGGCAACGATGTTGACGCCTGAATTGCGCAGATTGTTCACGGTATCGTGGTAGCTGACCTGATTCTTGGCGCACCATTCCTTGAACTTCTTTTGCACGATGTACAGATACTTCGTGTCCGGCTCGTAACGGATCAGCAGTTCCCCGCGTGGTTCGCGCATTGGGGGTGTTGGAAGCCCGTTGTCTGCTGCGCCATCACGAATGATCAGGATGTTGTTGACGTTGGCTGCGATGAACGAACCCAGTGCGCCAGCGCCGTCTGTTGTGGTGCCGTTCTTGACTTCGCCCTTGCCAGCTTTCAGGAACACGACAAGCCAGTTGAAGATGCGTTTAACATCGATGTCGATCAGGCGCAGTTGGTTGGCAATCAGGCCCCCAGTGATGGCCAGTGCCCCGATGTTGGACCAGAAGCGTTCCCGTTGGCCAAGCCCTGCAGCAGCATCCAGACGCAGCTGAACGTCACGCAGAATGTCCAGCACATCGGGCAGGTTCTCGACCACATACTTTATGAACACCTCTCCGGCGTGGCCGTAGTTGTCGGTCAATCGACCGAACAGGGCATCGGTGTATTCCTTGGAATGTGTGTTGGTCTGGTGAATCCGCAGCTCAATGATCCGCATCATCTCGCCTTCGGGGAAATCTTTCAAGGCGTACAGCTTGTCGTACAAGCTGCTGTTTGATGACGTGATGGCCACCAAGCGCCAGAAGGTATGGTTCAGCCGCTCTGCGTTGGACTGCGACTCCATGCGGTTTTTGCCACGCCCCTGTGTAATGGCGTACGCCAATTGGCTGATGATCTCCTCGCGCATGTTGGTGATCTCGTCGATCGTGGCGGGCAGATTGTTCAGCACACCGAAGCGGTGAATCTTGGCGTTGTACGTGTCGTCGTTTTGCAGCAACAGATCAAACGGTTTGCCCCAGATGCTGTTGATCACCATCTGCACGGTGGACTTACCTGTGCCGGAGCCGGGGCTCATCAAGTTGACGATACCGCCGCGCACCTGTGTGAAGGGCATCAACACGCTACCAAAGCCAAGGAACAGCGCAAAAGCCTGCGCCTCCATGCCGGGGTTGTTATAGAAGTTCGCAATCGTGCGCCATTCGTTCAGGTCACCCTTCTTGGTGAGCAGGCTGCAGGTCTGCATGATGGCTCGGGATGGTGGGCTGTAGCGCACACCCTCTGCGGAAATCTCCCGGTCCCCGATGATGAACGTCTTTTCTTCTGTCCAGCCAAATTGGCTGCGGACGGTTTCTGCTTGTCCCATATGTTGCAATTCCTTCAACCAGCGTTGTATGTAAAACATGAGGGGGTCGATAGTTTTGCCAAGGGCCATGATGCCCTGCGCTGCGATCGTGTCCCGGAATCTGTCTTTCGATGTGGCATCTGTCAGTGGAATGGAAAACTCCCGGACACCATCTTTAGGCAGATGCAAACGCAACCAGAGCACCTCACCCTGCTCTTGATCAAACATGCGCTTGACCACGTAAAAATCGTTTTCGTAGATCAGCTTGTCTTCCGATACCCCGGCGTCATTGGGTGTGCCCTTGAGATATACACCACCGTGCTTGCCACGGAAAAACGGGAAGGGGTACGTGGGTATGATGTAGGTGCGGGTATCGTGTGAATTCGCATCCTCGGCCTGCACCACGTTGTCTTCCTCGGTGGCAGCAGCGATCTCTTTGCCCAGCACGATGGGGGAACCGAACTTGCCCTTGTGGGGGCACTCAGTACACACGCCGGGGCGCAATGAATCAAAGGTGTCGCAGGTGTATGGACCCTTGGTGAGCCCTGCCTTGTACACCGTGTCGGACGGGTCGTACTGCGGGTGGTTGTGCGACATCTCATGGATGGCGGTTGCTTCGTCTTCGCACAAGTGCGCAATCGACAGGCCTGCCCTCCACAGCGGTTCTTCAATGTTCGCTTGGTCCGTCACAATGTGGTTGAGCTGTGCGCAACCTTGCAGGCCCATGGCGATGATCTTGTGGAACTTGTAGATGTTGTTCTGGCCCATGAGGGCCTTCGTGGTGCTGTCCATGCCAGCACTCTTGATGTGGTCTGGCACTTCAAAGGGCAGCGCGTCTTCATGCTGGCTGGGCTCGGGTGCACCCAAAGCCTTGGCAAACTCGAACAGATCAATCAAGCCATCACCACTGATGTACTCCACGGGCAGCGGGGCATCGGGGTTCTTGAAGTTGGTTGTCTCGGGCACGCGCAGGATACGCGCAACATCGGTCGTGCAAGCGGGGTCAGCGTACAGGCTGCGTTCAGTACATACGGCTTTCAGGCGGTTGGCCACAGGCAACCACATCTCTTTTGGAATGCTCTCTGGCAGTACCCAGTAGGCATGCACTCCGTTGCCGGAGTTGACGCAGATGGGCTGTGGGAGATTCAGGTCAATGCAAAACTGACCCAAGGCTGCCATAGCCAATTCACGTGTTGCGTATTCCTTGGTTGGGCCGCAATCCAAATCAAGCCAAAAGGCCTTGGCCTTCGTGGCGTTCGCAGCCAACCGCCGTGGGGGCTGCATGGCTGGGTCGAAACTGAACATCGCAAAATAGGTGTCAGCTTGGGCTTGGTGAATCCCATCGACTTCTTGCACCAATGATGGCAAGCTATCTGCGAACCGTGTACGAATTTTCCCCTGCTTGATGCCGACTGCACAGTATGTCCCTGTCTCCGCAAGAACCGTGCTTAGGAATTCGGTCAGTGTCATGGCAGGAATAGGTTATTGTTTGTCGAGGAAGCGGGTAAGCTTGGAGGCGATTTCGGGCTTTGGGTTGAACTCCCCTGTGAACCATGCGTACACGGTCACGGTGCTCACACCTGCGATCTTGGCGACCTCTTTCACGGAGACGCCCTTCTTGATACATGCTCGCCCAATCTTGACGCCGATCTTTTTGCCATCGGCAGCCTTGTTCTTTTCAACAAGGGAAACGGTGTATCCGATCATTTTGTTCTTTCATTAGGTGGGGGTACTCGCTGCGTCCGTGAACGCATCCATCAACCGTAGCGTCAAAACGCAGTTTCTGTGATGGGTAGGGTGCACAGCATCCGCTTTCCCCCCGGAACCATTACTCGGCGTCGTCAGCCCATTCATCGAGGACCGAAGACACATCTTTTACTTCGGCCTTCTTGGCAGAGGTGCGCTTGACGGGCTCATCCACCGCATCGACTGGTTCGGCTTTGGCCTTTGCAGCGGGTGCTGGGGCTTCTGCGAACGGGCTACCTGTGGGCTTGGCTTCACCGTCCATCTGCGAAACAGTCATGGTGACTGCGTTCAGTGCATCGGGTGTATCGCCTTGCGCCTTGGCAGAAGCCATCTCGTCCACGCTCAACGGGCGCATCGCACGGAAGGTCAGCTTGGGTGTGGCGCTGGAAGTGTCAAAGCGCATCTCTGTCACAACGGCTGTCACGGGGATACCGTGGCCACCGAGGAACTTGGCGTACTGCTGCAGCGGCATCTTGCCGTTGTCACCTGTGCCGAAGATCGACTGTGCTGGCAGGGTCAACTGGTACACATCACCTTCGAGGTTGTTCTCCAGCACCACGGCGAGGCGGTGGCTGAATCGGCATGCACGGCTGTCACCTTGGCCAGAACCTTTGATGTTCTGCGGGCAGTTGGCGCAGTTGGGAGATTGCTTGTTCTTGGAATCCGCAGCGGGTGTGACGCCGTCATTGGAGTAGCAAGCAGGAGCAGCATTCTGACCTTCAACGTAAGTGCCAGCGTAGTAGCTGCGGCTGGTCTTCTCAGCGGAGCGAACCAACACCACGTTCATGGCGCGGTCATCGTTTTGAGCAACTTCTTTGCCGCCAACAATCATGCGGAACACACCACCACGAATGGAGATGCGCTTGCCAGTGCCACCACCCATCAGGGCTTTGGTCGTTGCGTCGAGTTCGAGGCCACGCAGGTGGGCGGGGAGGGCATTGCCGCCTTGGGCGAACAGGGTCATTTCGTTACTCATTTAGAGTTCTCCTTGGTAAAAAACTGATTGACGATTTCTACGTCCATGTTGAAGAATTTGGCAAGCTCACTACCGAAAAATCGGTAGCTCTTACCCACGCGGATGTAAGGAATACGCTTGGTCTCGTCTTCCTCACGAATCATTGTGTGAATAGTTGACGGGGCGACCTGCAATAGCTTCGCCACCTGCGCCAACGTCAGGGCAGTTTCCATTTAGCTTCTCCGTACCGTTACAGTGTACTTGTTGTCCACGTTCAACCCGGTTGGCATGAGGTCCGGGTTTTCACGTAGAAAGTTCTTCATGTTGAGCTGCGAGATGCGGCGCTCCACGAGATCAAGCGCATCGTTGTCCCGGATGAACTTGTGCATCGCTGCCCAGTCGCCAGTCCAGTACCTCGTTTGCACTGATTTGATTGCGGTGCCGTGTGCAGTCTTGATACTGTCGGCTCCGGTCGATTTGCAGATTTCAAGCAGGCTGGACTCAACAAGGTCCATTTGCTCTTTGATCTTGGTGTCTTCTTCCTCGAACGCAGCTTTGAGCTGCGCTCTCTTGTCACGCATCTTTATGTAGACGTTGACAAGTTTGTCTGCAGTTATGCTCATGTCATCCTTTCGTTGTTTTGGGTAATCATACACAGTAATCTTTATCTTGTAAAGGTGAATCAAATTTTATTTTCAACTCCTTCCGCAAAAGTTTCTCGGTACAGTTCCATCAGGTTGAACTGCGCTTCTTCCTTGGACTCCAGTGCCCGGTACAGCTTGGACTCCACTGGACTTCCTTGGAGCTTGACGACCAGACATTTGTTCCTCTGTCCGGCGCGGTGAACACGGGCGTTGGCCTGTGCGTAGGTTTCGTAGGAAGTGATGGGTGCCCACCACACCACGGTATTGGCAGCGTGCAGGGTGACGCCGTGTGACGCCGCTTGCGGCTGGATCACCAGCACCCGTGGGTCGTCAGTTTCCTGAAAGCGTTTGAATATATCTGTGCGCCGCCCTGCGGACACACCGCCGTGGATCACCTCCACAGTGATGCCATCCTTACGAAGCTCTTCGTACAGAATCTCAATCGTGTGGCGGAACGGCACGAACACCAGCACCTTGTGGCTGGACTCCTCGATCACTTCCTTGAGCACGCTCATGCGGTTGGCGGAGTCAAACGACACCACCTCGCCAGTATCGGAATAGACTGCTCCACACGCAATTTGCAGCAGCTTGTTGAGCTTGGCCGCAGCGTTGACCGCAGTGACTTCTTCCCCGGCAGCTTGCATGGCCATGACCTTGCGCAGCTTCTCGTAGTACTTGATCTGCTGCGTGGTCAGGGGCACCTCACGCTCGGTGTACAGCAGGTCGGGCAGGTCAAGGCATTGGTCCTTGGTAAACCGGATGGCGGGCTGCAGCAGCGAGCTGACCACTTGCTGGGCTTCCTTCTTCGGGGTCCATTTGAACTGCGTGATCTTGGTCATCACCTGATCCCGGTACAGCGTGAAGCTGCGTGGTGCGGCTGATGGGTTGAGCAGTTTGGCCAGACCGTAGGCATCCAGAGGGGATTGCGAAGCGGGGGTGCCTGTCAGCATCCACAGCCACGTGCTGGGCTTGATGATCTTGTTGAGCGACTTCCACCGTGCGGTGGATGCGGTCTTGTATGCGTTGCATTCGTCGATGACGATCAGGTCAAAGTTGGCAGCGGCAATCTGCTCTTCCACAATGTTCACGCCGTCGAAGTTGATGATCACGAACTCAGCATCTGACTCGATGACCTTGATGCGCTTTTCCTTGCTGCCGTAGGCCACGCCCACCTTGCGGTGCATCGCGGCTTTGAAGATGTCAGCTTGCCATGCGGACTGCATGATGGACAGGGGGCAGATGACCAGCACCCGTTTGATTTGCTTGATGTCCATCAAGTAATCTGCGGCCCATGTGACAGACATGGTCTTGCCAGTGCCGGGATCGTTGAAGCAAAACGCCCTGCGGTGCAGGGTCAAGAAGGCAGAGGTCTGCTTCTGATGCACGAACGGGTCGTATATACCGGGCCAGCCGTATTTGGCAACGATGGGGGATGGTACGTTTTTGATTTTCAGGTTCTTCAAAACCTGCGCTTCTTCCAGCCCCCAGTGAACCATCACTGTACTGAGCGGGCCGTCTTCAATCAATGCGCTTTTGGGGATAACGCTCAAGACCTTGTGCGGGTTCTTGAGGCGTAGCTTCAGGGCCTTGCCTTGAATGATTTCCATGTGTTCTCCAATGCAGAATATCCCGAAAGTGGAATCCACGTTCGGGTCTGGGGCTGGCACCTTACGGGTGCCATTCGGTTGAATCAACCCCCACGAAAGGACTGGGGTCTTCAACTGGTATGGTTTAAGGGTTCAAATCTTGAAACACCCCCGCAGCCCCACTCATACCTGACGAGCTGCGTATTCCAAGGCTACTTGGGTTTGTTCTTCTTTACGGTGTGGTCACTGTTGCGACTGAACGACCGGTTTGCTGAAGCTGTCTTGAGCTGCAGGTTGTTTTTACTGGTGCTGCCACCTTTAGATAGTGGGCGCTTATGGTCAATATCCTTGCCCTTGCGGTCAATACCTTCTCGGTCATACAGGTCACGTGCGTTTTCTCTTTTGCGTCTTGCATCTGCTTCACCCTCTCCTCGCGCCAGCTGCTGCTGGTATTCTTTTTTGTATGGTCTTGGTTTGTTCACGTATGGCATATCACTTCCTTCCACAATGGGTGCACGATGTCACCCAGCAGTATTGTTTGCACAGGCCGTTGGGTTTTGCATTCCACACGCCTGAACTGTATGCACCTTCCAGCATGGTGATCGTGGGCATCCAGTTGCCCCAGTACCGATGCTGTTGTTGCGCTTCATACACTGTAGGGACAAATTTACCCTCGGTCAAGAACAACAATCCACCCTTGACCACGGTGATCTTGGGGAAGATTTTGAACACCGTCAGCGCCATGAGTTCGAGCTGGCCAAGGTCTGCATACTTCGATTTGCCCAGCTTGTAGTCCACGACTCGGGCTTCGCCCTTTTCCTCGTTGACAATCAGCAAATCAGCCACCCCACGGAACCAGCATTCTTTGTCAAAGAAGTCGCACGGCTCCAAGGATTCGGTCAGGGCTACCTTGAACTCGCAGTACTTGTCACCGGGAATCTTGATGAGGCTGTCCAGTGCAGGCTTAATGAACGCGAACTTCTCAGGGATTGCTGTGCCATCCCGCACGTAAAACTCCGCAGCGGAGTGGACCTCTTTGCCGTACAGGGCGGCTTCACCTTCTGGCTCCTTGACGTCTTTGGCCACCTTGGCGTGGTAAAACTTCTTGGGGCAAGTCGTGAAGGTCTTCAGGCTGCTGAAGCTCCATGCTGGGATGGTGGGCATTTGGTTCCTTAGCAATCACCGTAACTGTCACCCATGCCGCTTTCGCAGTTGACAGGCAACCCTTCGGCCCACGCAGGAACCCAACGCATGCAGGTTTCCACATAAGCCCGTGCTTCATCGGCTTCTTCCCGCCTCGCAACGATACCAATAGCATCATGCACGGTAAGGACAACCTTATACCGTTTGGCGATTTTCAGCATTTGTTCACCGATGATACACCTCGCCACGGCCTGTGTGAAGTTCTCAACGACCTTTCCACCATAAATTTTGTTGGGTCCGGTGCGGGTTGTATATACAAACTGCCGTTTGCCCTCGTTGTCGGCAACCTCGCGGATGCCGTTGTAGTAAATGTACAGGCCGTTGGGCAGGAGGATGCCCTTGTCGTCCACAGTGAGCAGGCCGTTGCGCCCCAGCTTCATGGTCTGGCCGCGCACCATGCACCTCAAGGCTTCTTGCGAGTCCCGCCAAAGCTGCGGGATGCTTGAATAGCGCGAACGATAGACCGAAATAATGCGTGCACACTCCTCGGTGGACAAGTCAGTACCAAACGTCTTGAGCTGAGCTTGAAACTTCGGACCACCCATACCGTACCCTGCGCCGAGAATCGTAGTCTTACCCACGAATCTCTCCTCTTTTGTAATCTCTTCTTCAGCCTTGCCGTATATAGCCGCTGCCATGATTTTGTAAACATCTTCGCCCCTTGCAAAGGATTCCACCAAGTCATCCTGTTCAGACTCCCACGCCAGCGTGCGGGCTTCGATCTGCGAAGAGTCTGCGTCGATGAACACGTAGCCCTCGGGGGCGAGGATCGCCTTCTTGAGCTTGCCTGCGTTGGGGCCACGGCTTGGCAGGTTCTGCAGGTTCACAGAGTCCGACCCACCCCAGCGCCCAGTGTGGGCAGCGTAATACTTGAGCGGCACAGGGAACACCCCGTTGCGCCTGCCGATGTTGATGAACCGTTGGGTGCGGGTTTCCTCCAGCGTGGATTTAGTACCCAGACGCGCAGCGCATAGCGCCTGTACACGCACGTCCTCATGCTGCGCTAGGGCTTTGAACGCCTCATCGCTCTTGGCAAACGCGTAGGTTTCCTTGCCCGTGGCCATGCTGATCTTCATCGGGATGGTCGGCACCACGCGCTTGCCTTCTTCATCGACCAGCGCTTCAAGGATGGCCGCGAACTTGGGGTTACTCATCAACTCCGTGCGGATGCCCGCACGGGTTTCTTCATCCCCGAGGATTTGCTGCAGTGCCAAGTCCTTACGACCGATCGCGCTCAGCGCATTGACCAGATGCCCTTGCTTTTGCGCAGCGGTGTCTTCAAGGTGCAGCTCCAACGCACGGTCATCCAGCCTGAGTACGGGTTCCACGTACATCTTCAGCGTCAGGTCGATCAGCTTGAGTTCAATCGGTGGGAAGCCCGCAGCCATCATCTTGTGGAAAATGGTGTGCGTCAGCTCCACGTCGTTTTTGCAGTACTCGCCGTATTCGCGCAACTGGGAGGGAGAGAACTGGTGGCGTCGTTTGCCCTTGGCATCCAGAACTTCGGTTCCTTTGACGCCTGCACCGTACCGCTCGGCCATCGCCTTGAGGGAACCCCCAGCTTCAACGCCATGCAGGGCGCGGCCCATCGACAGGGTGTCCAGCCAGCCTTTGGGTTTGACCCTGTACTTCCACGACAGGATGGCCCCATCGAACATGGTGTTGTGCGCCAGCACAAACGCGTCGTCCCACGGCAGGGTGTTCAATACGTTTTGTATGTGATCCTGCGAACCCGCCCTCCAAACCGCAGGCTCATTGTCGATCTTGTACGCAAAGCCAATAGCTTCAAAGCGGTCGTCGTTCACATACTCTTCGGTGCTGAGCTTGGTAAGACTGTAGTCCGTGTCGTAGAAGGTTTCAAAGTCGATGGTGATCAGTTTAGCCACGCTTGAACCCCTGCATTCTGGCTTCGAGCGCATCTTCTATCTGCGACCGCAGTTGAGGGTTGGAGTTTACGGTGTTCATACCTGTGGCATTCCTATACGCTTCATCGAAGCTCGCGTTTAATTGCGCAGTAGCAGTTTGCATAAGTACCGATTTGGAGATCACACCCCCACTCAGTGCAGTGCCCGTTGCAGTGCTGTATTGTGCGCCGGGCATAGTATCCTTCCATCCCGATTTCGGTTCTTGACCTGCCAGTATGCTTTTGAGCATGCTCTTGTACTCGCGGTCTCGGTAAATTTCGCGGTACTTTGCAAGCATCAGGTCAACTTCAAACTGATCGTACGCCCACATAACATTGCGGTCGGGTACAGAACTGTTTCCGGTGTAAGCCCCAGCGTAACGCTCCAACGCTTCGCACAGTGCGTTCCACCGCCCATAGTGTTCAAACTCTTCAGGGTTGCTGTCCATACGCTGCAGCACCAACTTTACAAAATCACATGGCTCTCGTGTCATGTTGTCCATAGCAGTAGCCTTCCTTCCATTTCTTCCAAGTTGTCTTCACGGGCCACGAATGTGAACCCGCCCGAGTCTTTGATCAATTGCAGCTCACGCTCTTGCAGGGTAGTGGTCTTGCCCTTGCCAGCCTTGCATTCGATGGCGATGAACCGCCCGTTGTAGCAACCGATGATGTCGGGAATACCTGAGCGCCCAAGCCCCATGCCCGGAGGCATGAAGTGGTAGATGCCCAAGCGATCCAGCACCTTGCGAACCGCAGCTTTTACCGCCGCTTCTGGAGTTCTTGCCATACTTGTCCTTTAATAAATGTGTTGTGTTGTTTCCACCGCCAGTGCGCCAGCGCTTTGCTTATGCCCACATGCCGAGCACACTCCACAAGCGTGCCGGTAAACGTGCCGTCGGTGTAGAGCCGGGTGGTGCTCTTGTTTTTTTGCTGTTCGCTGCGCGTACTCCAGCAACAGTTGCCGGGGCTATAGCCCTTGTTGTTATTGCGTCGTTCAAGGGAGTGTTGGGGGCTTGGGCGCGGCCCAATATCGGCAATAAACGCGGCATAGTTGTGCCATCGTTTACAGACTTTAATACCCCGCGCGCCGTAGTAGTGGTACGCTTGGTTGCTCGGGTTGTTACACCGCGCCATCATTGACCGCCATACATAGTGTTCAGGGCGTTCTTTGCCCCCAAGATAGCCGCCGTGTTTAGTTCTTGCGGCAGCCCATGCAGCTTTTTGTTCAGGCGACATAAACTTCTCCGTTGTTCAGGAGTTATCACTTTACCATGTTTCAGGTGTTTGGGCCATTGCTCTCTCCTGCGGGTTCGTATGTCATTTCAAAGATGTCAGGCTTGCACGGGTAGTGCTCACCCTTCACGCCAGTGATGATCCAGTCGCCGGGACACACAATGTGATCGCCTTCCAGCGTGTCAATCCATCCGTGATGGTGCATGATGTCGCCGCAGTGTTTGCACCTCGTCATTCCAGCAACACCGGGGTCGCGGTAATAGCGCACCACCTTACCCTCTGAAAGAAAAGGCTCGAACTGGGTTGTAGAGTTTGGATCAGGATGCACCATCTCGCAGGCATCCAACGGATGATCGCCGTTCTCAAACCACTGCGAGGCCTCGATGACTACGGGCTTCTTTTTGAACTTAGCCACGCTGCACCTCCGCGAGTTTGACTGCGTAGTGGCGTGCCTTGCCTGCGTCATCGCTGCCGTCCTTGCGACCAGCACGCAGGCTGTACTTGATGATGTTGCCTTTGAGGAACCCTACGAACTCCTCGTGCGTCAGCACGGCTTCCATGATGTGCCAAGGCTGGATCGGCATGTCCTTGTAGTGGTTTCCGCTGACCTGCATGTCATCTGCTGAGGTGCCGTTGATGCCTTTGTTCAAGCGACTTGTCTTTATCATTTGCTGCAGCTCCTGCTCTTCTTCGGGGGTGAGGGTTGGTGGGAGGTCGGGGAACAGTTCCATCTGCGCGGAGTTTGGGATCGGTTTCATTTCAGTTTCTCCTTCGTTTGGTTTCAGGTGGGGGGCAATTTTCTGGTGGCACAACTACGCACCATATGGCGCTTGGTCTTCCTACGCCGCCAAACTTGGTCCAGCGGTCGATGTAGGCGTCAGGCATTGTGCACAGCAGCTTGCGGATGTTGCCCGGCTCTCGGTCGAGGTTGTTGGCTATTGTGCCTACGTCCATGCCGTCAGGGTTATCGCGCAGTAGCTTG